TTTATGATGCAATGGGTATGGCAGGTACTCCCTGTCCGTTCTTAGGTGAGATAGGTACTGCTGCTGCTGTTAAGTGGGAGGCTAACCCACAACTTATACCTAAACCTACTGTATTGGAAACCAAAGAAGATGTTAAGAAGGACAGAAACAGGATTACTTTTGGTACTATGGGTCTTAGCATGCTCCTATTCCTCCTTTAGTTTTGGTAAGGAAGTAAAGCTAACTAGCCCTAACCACACTACTGTGTATGATGATGGTTATGCAGAAGTACCACTACAGTTTGTGTTTCCTTTTTACGATAAGGAGTTTGAAACCTCCTATATGTACACAAACGGAGTAGTTGGTTTTCGTAATCCACAAGATTTTAATAATGTAGAGGGTAATTGGTGTTGTGAGGGTCGTGACTTAGCTACACTAGCTGAGAACGAACAAGAGATTAGTAGATACGGCTACGCTATAGCCCCACTATGGACAGACTTGATAGACTTAGAGACTGGTAACAGTGGGTTATTTGCAGAAGGAGATACTACACAACAGACTTACAGGTGGAAGAATTTAGCAGAGTTCTATGATGCTACTAGGCTTAACACCTTTGAGTTACAAATTAAATCAGATGGTACTTATATCGTAGACTACGTTTCTGTCAACATACAAGACCATGCAGTTACTACAGGAGCATCAGGAGATTTATCACAAGGGGTATATGAAGGAACGCAGCAACAGTATTACCCCTCAGGTATTGTTGGCATACCGCCCTCTTATGGAAAGGAAGCGGTTAAGGTTTCCATTCCTTCTTTTGATGATTCTCTTTGTGCCGCTAACGCTTTATACGACCCTCAGTGTTCGGGATATTCAGAAGCGTATGCACAACAGCTCTTTGAACAAGAGTGTATGTATAACCCTCAGTATGACCCCACCTGTAATGGGTATGTGGATATGGAGGAAAGAGAAGTAGTACAGGTTAGAGAGCTTGTAGAAGATGGAAGTAGTGCTGGGTCTATTGAAGAAGCAATAGAGCAACCCAATATAGTTACTGACTTTGCTAATACAAGTGGTTACGAGATAGAGGGTATGCCAAGAGCCTCTGCCCCACCTTTTGAAATGCCAACTGTGTTTGAGCCAGAGGTATTTGAACAAGAACCACCAGAAGTTGTGAATGAAATGCAACAGATGGAACAAGAGTTAGAAAGGGAGATAGTTTCTAATGAGCCTCGTGAACTGGAACAGAGTGAAGTACCTGAACGAGAGGTGGCAGAAGAACCTGTTGAAGAGATTGTTGAGAGAGAGCAAGAGCCTGAACCAAGAGAAGAACAGGAACAAGAAGAAGTAGTAGAACCTGAACCAGTTGAAGAAATGGAGGAACAAGTTGAGGAACAGAGCGATACAGAACAGGAGCAACCAACTCAGAAGGCAATTGTTAACAAACCGACTCTTACACCAAAGGCTACAAAGAAACAGGCTCTCACAAAAAACGAAAAGCTCAAAGTCTTAGTAGCAAAAAGGGCAGTAGCCTTAACTAAGCAGGTAGAGAATGCAACAACCTTAGAGCAACAGGTACAGGTACAGCAACAGATGCTAGCTCTTATATCGTTTGTACCAGACTTTAATTATGCTGAAGGTAAGGTTAAAGATTTAGAAACATTCTACCCCTTAGAAGAAAACATAGACAGTTCTTTCTCTAGGTGGTTTAGAACAGACCCAAACTTTGAAGTGTTAGAAGACTCACAATACCCACAAAGGAATACACAATGGCAGAGATAGAGTACGCAGGGATTAAGATAGGTGGTAGTAAACTTCTTTTAATCGTACCTTTGATTGGTAGTATTATAGGTGGCTTGTGGGCTGGGTTTGAGTTCTACAAAGATTACACTGTTATGAAAGAAAAGATACAGACCTTTACTGCACCAGACCTAACAGGTATTGAGAACAGGGTGGCAGTGTTTGCAGCAGAGAACCTTACTATACGTCAGACAATGGATCAACAAGTTAAGATCATTGAGAAGCTAGCTGATGATATGTACAAGATAGAAGAGAGGATTAACAAGAAGGTTACTAAAGCCCTAGATAATCCTTTGGCATATTAATGACTGACTTAGCTATATCGTTATTGCCCTGGCAGCAAGATGTCTGGGATAGCAAGAAAAGATTTAAGGTAGTAGCTGCTGGTAGACGAACAGGAAAGTCTAGGCTAGCTGCTTACTTATTGATTGTTAATGGCTTACAAGCTAGACAAGGACAGGTCTTTTACGTTGCACCTACACAAGGGCAAGCAAGAGATATTATGTGGCAGGTATTACTAGAGGTAGGACACCCAGTAATCAAAGCTAGTCACATTAACAACCTACAGATAACTTTATTAACGGAACTATTATTTCGTTAAAGGGTGCAGACAGACCAGAGACTATGCGTGGTGTGTCTTTAAAGTATTTGGTTATGGATGAGTATGCTGATATGAAGCCCTCAGTATGGGAACAGATACTTAGACCAGCCCTGACAGATCAGAAAGGACAAGCACTGTTTATTGGTACACCAATGGGCAGAAACCACTTTTATGATTTATATAAACTAGCAGAACTTGAGGAACATGACACTTATGAATCTTGGCACTTTACCTCTTACGATAACCCTTTGTTGGATAAAGATGAAATTGATGTGGCAAAAAAATCAATGTCGTCTTTTGCGTTTAGGCAAGAGTACATGGCTTCTTTTGAGGCGCAGGGGTCTGACATCTTTAAAGAAGAGTGGGTTCAAATGTCTAAAACTGAACCCGATATTGGTGATTACTATGTTGCCATCGATATGGCGGGTTTTGAAGAAGCAGGTAGGAAAAAGAAAACAAGATTAGATAACACAGCTATCTCTGTTGTTAAGGTTAATGAAAGTGGTTGGTGGGTTAAAGAAATTATATACGGCAGGTGGACATTTGAAGAAACTGCTGAAGCCATCTTTGATGTAATAGAAGAGTATGAGCCAGTAGCTGTAGGTATAGAAAAAGGTATATCTAAGCAAGCAATTATGTCACCACTAACAGACATGATGAAACAAAGAGGTAAGTTCTTTAACGTACAAGAATTATCTCATGGTAACAAAAGAAAGATTGACAGGATAGTAGCAGCATTACAAGGAAGGTTTGAACATGGTGCTATTAAACTTAATGAAGGAGATTGGAACATTGAATTCCTTGACGAGTTGTTTCAGTTTCCTAACCCCCAGGTACATGATGATTTAATTGATTCATTAGCCTACATAGACCAGCTTGCCAAAGTATCGTATTACTACGACTTTGAGGAAGATAACTTTGAAATGCTAGACGCAGTAGCGGGATACTAAAATATGAAAGAAGATTACGAAGATTCTACAGTAGAAAGTTGGGTAATGAGTAAATGTGAGCAATGGCGAGATCATTATGAAACAAACTACTCAGAACGCTTTGATGAGTATTATCGTACATGGCGGGGTATATGGGATAAAAACGACTCTATGCGTGAGTCAGAGCGATCAAGGCTTATTGCTCCTGCCACCCAACAAGCAGTAGAGTCTTCTGTAGCTGAGATTGAAGAAGCAACCTTTGGTCGTGGTACATTCTTTGATATTAAAGATGATTTACAAGACCCTAATCCTGGTGATGTAGAACTACTTAAACATCAACTAACTGAGGACATGCACTTCAGCAAGGCTAGAAGCTCAATTGGGGAGTGTTTACTTAATGCTGCTGTGTTTGGTACTGGGATAGGAGAACTAGTCTTAGATGAGATTGTAGAGCTTACAGCGGGTACTCAACCAGCACTTGATGGACAGATGACAGCGGTTGGTGTAAACAAACGTGAAAGAACGATTGTTAGACTTGATCCCATTATGCCACAAAACTTCTTGATTGACCCACTAGCAACTAACATTGAAGATGCTGTTGGTGTAGCTATTGATAAGATGGTTCCACACCACCAAGTACAACAAGGTATTGATGCTGGTATCTATCGTGATGTTGAGATAGGTTCAGCACCATCAGAAGCAGAAATAGAAGATGCGAGCAAGGTTGTCTATTCTTACAATGATGACATGGTTAGGTTAACTAAATACTATGGCTTAGTACCTACTGACTTAATTAAAAAAGCAGAGCTTGATGAGAATGATGAGCTTCAAGATATGGTTGAGTTTGAAGATGATGAAGAACCTGGTAGTTATACAGAAGTCATCATGGTTATTGCTAATGGTACTGAAATCTTAAAAATAGAAAAAAACCCTTACATGAAGCAAGACAGACCTGTAGTTGCTTTCTCTTGGGATAAAGTACCATTTAAGTTTTGGGGTCGTGGTATATGTGAAAAAGCATACAACTCACAGAAAGCCCTAGACGCAGAACTTAGGGCTAGGATTGATGCACTTGCTCTTACTGTACATCCAATGATGGCAGTAGATGCTAGTCGTATGCCAAGAGGTGCTAAGTTAGATGTAAGACCTGGTAAGACTATCCTTACTAATGGTAATCCAACAGAGATCCTACAACCATTTAACTTTGGTGCTATTGACCAAGTAACATTTGCACAAGCAGCACAACTGCAACAAATGGTACAACAGTCTACTGGTGCTATTGATTCTGCTGGTATTCCTTCTCAGATAAATGGAGAAGGTACAGCAGCAGGTATCTCTATGGGCTTGGGTGCTATCATTAAACGACACAAGCGAACTCTTATTAACTTCCAAGAAAACTTTTTAATACCTTTTATTGAAAAGGCTTCTTGTAGATATATGCAGTTTACTCCTGAACTATATCCAGTTAAAGACTACAAGTTTATAGCTACAAGTTCTCTAGGGGTAGTAGCAAGAGAGTATGAAGTTACACAGTTAGTACAGTTGTTACAAACTATGTCACCTGAATCCCCTGCTTATCCAATGTTGATTGAATCTATTGTAGGTAACATGAGCTTAACTAATAGAGATCAGATTATAGAAACTTTAAGACAAGCTAATCAACCTAGTCCAGAACAACAAGAAAAACAACAAATGCAAGAACAAATGCAAATGGAAACTGTTATGGCTGCTTTAGAAAAAATTAAAGCAGAAACAGCAGAAATTGTTTCTCGTATACAACAAAACAATGTTGAAACACAACTTCTTCCTATTGAAGAAGAAACCAAAAGAATAACTGCTATAGCTTCTGCTCAACCAAAAGATAAATCTGAATTTGATAAAATAGTAGAGTATGCAAAGCTAGAACTTAAAGAGGCTGAGTTAGATACCAAAGAAAATATTGTTAAGTTACAAATGCAAAATAATAAAAATAATGCTTGACAAGAGTGTTAAATAGTGCTTGACATTTAGCATAAAATATGATATAATACAACAAATAGAGGTTCTCCAAATTGGACAAAGAATTACAAGACTATTACGAAAATTATTTTTCTTTATTTAATCATCCAGGTTGGCAACAACTGATGGAAGATTTAGAGGAAACAGAAGATGCTTTTAGTCTTATAAATATTAAAGATGCTAAAGAGCTACACTTTGCTCAAGGGCAACTACATATTTTAAACCAGTTATTAAGTTGGCAAGACTCTATGAACAATGCTTATGATAATAATAAGCTAGAGGAATCTTACCAACCAACTAATTTGCAGTAAGAAAAATCATGTACAGACTATATGAATTTTTTTGTGTAAATAAACACACTACTGAAGAACTTATCAACCCTGATGTTAAGGAAATAAGTTGTTCTATATGTGGTGAAAGCGGTAAGCGGTTAATCTCTCCTAGTCGTTTTAAGTTCAACATTCATAATGATCGTTGGGCTAAACAACATGAGAAGGCTGCTAAAGTATAACTAATTCCATAATACCCTATAGGTACGGAGAATCATTAAATGGCTAGAACACTAAACCCACTTGATAAAGAAGAAGTTGAACTGGGAGAAAACGAAGAACTTGTATCACTTTCTGAAATGGATAAACCTGAGGAAGTCCAGGAACCAGAACAAGAAGAAAACGAAACTGAAGCAACATCTGATATACCAGATAAGTACAAAGATAAATCTCTGGAAGATGTTGTTAGGATGCACCAAGAAGCTGAAAAGCTACTAGGTCGTCAGAGTTCAGAAGTAGGCGATCTTCGTAAATCAGTTGACGAATTGCTCAAGTCGAAAATTGATGAAGCTATTGGCAACAAAAAAGAAGATGAAGAACCCGAAATAGATTTTTATGATGACCCAAAAGGGGCAGTTAATAGAGCTGTAGAAGGTAGTAGTACAGTAAAACAGATGCAAGAACTTTTAGCTAGGCAACAACAGCAAGAAGTCCTGGGCAAGATTGCTACTAAACACCCAGACTATGAAGGTGTGATTAAAGATCAAAACTTTATAGATTGGATTAAGAAATCTGCTGTTCGCACTGAATTACTACAACGTGCTGATAAATACGATTTTAATGCTGCTGATGAACTTCTTTCTAATTGGAAAGAAATCAAAGGAGTAGTTGAAAAGACACAAAGTCTTGGTGAACAAGATCGTAAGCTACAGGTTAAAGCAGCCTCAACAGGTGGCAAAGGTTCTGCTGAACCAATGTCAAGAAAAATCTACAAACGTTCTGAGATAGTTAATTTAATGATTAACGACCCCCGAAAGTATGCAGAAAATGTCCATGTATTTGACAAAGCGTATGCTGAAGGGAGGGTAAAATAACTTAAAATAAAGGATGTATTAAAATGGGATTAGGTACTAATCAAGTAACCACAACTACTGCGGCTACGTTCATACCAGAGATTTGGTCTGACGAGATTGTTGCAGCTTATAAATCTAACCTTGTTCTAGCGAACATTGTTAATAAAATGAACCACTCTGGTAAGAAAGGCGATACTATTCATATCCCTAAACCTACTCGTGGTGCAGCTACTGCTAAAGCAGCTAACACTGAAGTAACTTTGATTGCAGCAACTGAATCAGAAGTTCAAGTAAGTATCAACAAGCATTATGAATACTCACGTTTGATTGAAGATATTGTTGACATCCAAGCTCAACCTTCACTTCGTAAGTTCTACACTGATGATGCTGGTTATGCTCTAGCTAAACAAGTTGACAATGATTTGTTTGCACTAGGTAAAACCTTTGGTGATGACAACGGATCTGGCTCTGACTGGGTTCACTCTAACAGCTTCTACATTGATGCTGGTAATGGTATTGCTGCTTACGCTGTTAATACTGTAGCTGCTACTGACTTGTTTACTGACCTTGCTTTCCGCGAGTTGGTTAAACAACTTGATGACAATGACGTTCCTATGGATGGAAGATTCTTAGTAATCCCACCAAGTGTTCGTTCTACTATCATGGGCATTGACCGCTATCAATCATCTGATTTTGTAGATGGTCGTGGTGTTATGAATGGTCAAGTAGGTACTCTGTATGGTGTTGACATCTATGTGTCTAACCAGTGTCCTGTAATTGAAGCTGCTGGTGATAACTCAGCATCTGCTCTTGATACTAAAGGAGCTATCATGGGTCAAAAAGACGGCATGGTACTTGCAGAGCAACTAGGGGTTCGTACTCAGACTCAATACAAACAAGAGTTCTTGGGTGATTTGATGACTGCTGACACTATCTATGGTGTTAAGACAATCAGACCTGAAAGCGGACTAGTTATTGCTGTTCCTGCTTAGTAGGTAATATGAGATTGGGTAGCCCCTTAGGGGGCTGCTCTTTTCTTTTCTTTATACCAAACAGAGAATAAGCAATGGCAATATTTCGTGGTGATGGTGGTGCAGGTGATGCAAACACTGATATAACAATCAATGCTGTAACAGAGAAAGCTCTTGAGGCTGATACTTCAGCAGACGAAGCAGCAGCAAGTGCATCAGCAGCCAGTACCTCAGCTAGTGGTGCTAGTACATCAGCAACCAATGCAAGCAACTCAGCAACAGCAGCAGCAACCTCTGCTTCTAATGCTTCTACATCTGCATCTGGTGCAAGTACATCTGCATCTAGTGCATCTACTCAAGCGACTAACGCTTCTAATTCAGCTTCCGCAGCAGCTACTTCAGCTACGGCAGCACAAACAGCAGAAACAAATGCTGAGACAGCAGAGACTAATGCTGAAACAGCAGAAACAAATGCAGCAAGCAGTGCTTCTACAGCTACTACTAAGGCTAGTGAGGCAGCTACATCAGCAACTAACGCTAGTACATCAGCGTCTACTGCAACAACTAAGGCTTCTGAAGCTAGTACATCTGCTACTAATGCAGCTACTTCAGCAAGCACAGCTTCTACACAAGCAACTAATGCTAGTAACTCTGCAAGTGCAGCAAGCACAAGCGAAACAAACGCAGCTAACTCTGCAACAGCATCAGCCAGTTCTGCAACAGATGCAGCAGCTAGTGCTACAGAAGCAACTAACGTATTATCCACATCAGCTCTTAAAGCAAACAACTTATCAGACTTAACTAATGCTAGTACTGCAAGAACTAACTTAGGTTTAGGAACAGCAGCTACCACAGCATCTAGTGCTTATGCCACAGCGGCACAGGGAACTACTGCAGACAATGCTCTAGCAGCGTCAGCAGTATCTACCTTTGGTGGTACACTAATAGATGATGCAGATGCAAGTACAGCTAGGACTACACTAGGTTTAGGTACAGCGGCTACTACAGCAAGTACAGATTATGCAACAGCAGCTCAAGGAACTACGGCAGATGGTGCAGCAGCTAAAGCAAGCAACCTATCTGATCTAGCAAACGTAAGTACAGCAAGAGATAATCTTGGAGTACAGATAAATGATGATGTAATAGGTTATGTAGTACCTGGCACTTCTGGTAATGTTTTAACTTCTAATGGTTCTATTTGGACAAGTGCAGCTGCATCAGGTGGTGGAGATGTAGTAAACGACACTACCCCACAACTAGGCGGAAACTTAGATTTAAATAGTTTTGATATAACTGGTACTGGTAATATTGATATTGCTAATGATATTACTGGCTCTACTTTAAATGCAGATGGAGATACAGCGGCTGGGGATCTTGCCGCTATAGGTTATACAAGTGTAGAGGGTATTATCCTCACAGGTCAAGGTTCTACTAATGATGTAACCATTAAGAATGATGCAGACGGAATTGTTGCAGCTGTTCCAACGGGTACAACCAACTTCGGCTTTGACTCAGGGTATGGGTCTGCTGCTACAGCGTACGGGTGTCGTGCTTGGGTTAACTTTAATGGAACAAGTACAGTTGCTATAAGAGCTAGTGGGAATGTAAGTTCTATTACAGATAGTGGCACAGGTAAATATATAATTAATTTTACTAATGATATGCCTGATTCTAATTATGTTGGTGGTTTTATAGGTTCTTTTGTAGGTGGGAGTGCAGATGGTAGGTTTTTACTTGAAAATACTGCAAATAGAACAGTGTCAGCGTTTAGTGTTGCTGTTTTAAATGCCTCACAAGCATTGATTGATTCCCAAGTTGTTAGTGTCTTTTTTATTAGATAACAAAAAGGAGAAGTAAATTGTCAAGAATAATATATGAAGCAAGTGATGGCGGAGTAGCAGTGATTGTTCCTGCACCTGAGTATCTGTTGACTAATACCATTGAACAGCTTGCTCTTAAAGATGTACCAGCAGGTGCTAATTACGAGATAGTAGAAGATGGTGATGTACCTTCAGACAGAACTTTTAGAGGTGCGTGGACATGGGCATAACAGTAGACATAACCAAAGCTAAAGCAATTACTAAAGATAGGCTTCGTGCAGAGCGTGAGCCACTGCTTGCAGCACAAGATGTGTTGTTTCAACGTGCATCAGAAACCAGTGCTGATACTACAGCTATAGTCACAGAGAAACAAAGACTACGAGATATTACTAATCAAGTAGATAGCATGACAACACTAGATCAACTTAAGAATGCAACAGTATAAAAGGATAACTACTAATGTCAAACATGACAGACTATGAAGCAGGACACTTAGTTGCAGTAGTTACTCAACTGAATGGTGAGATACACGAGATGAACAAGACCTGCTCTATGTTGTCTGAGCGTGTCAATGAACTAGAAAAACAAATGGCTAAAGGTAAAGGAATGTTTGCTGGAGCAATGATGATTTCAATGGGGTTAGGTGGTCTTGGTAGCACCTTATTTACCAAGTGGTTTAATTAAGGTACATAGAATATGAGTTACTTAGATATAGTCAATAACATATTAAAGAGATTAAGAGAACGTACTGTAGCAGCAGTCAATGAAACTTCTTACTCTAGTTTGATAGGTGTGCTTGTCAATGATGCAAAAGAAACAGTAGAGAATGCTTGGCAGTGGAGTGCTTTAAGAACCACACTAAGTGCAACTACTACTAATGGTGTATTTAACTANGAGCTTAATGGCTCAATGAATGCCATTACTATATTAGATGTCATCAACGTAAACGATAACATCTTCTTAAAACCTAAAGGCTCTCACGAGTTTAACAGATTCTTTTTAAGTGACAACGTAGCTACAGGTTCACCCTACTGGTACTCTTACAATGGTATTAGTTCTGATGGTGATACACAGGTAGACCTCTACCCAATACCTGATGGTGCTTACACAATTAGATTTAACTGTGTGCTAAGAACAGCAGACCTAGTAACAGAAGCTGATAAGTTAGTAATACCAAGCAAGCCAGTAGAGCTACTAGCCCATGCACTTGCAGTAGAAGAGCGTGGTGAAGATGGTGGTATGACTTCAGTTAGTGCTTATGCTAGGGCTACTAATGCCTTACAAGATGCAATATCCTTAGATAGCAATAAGCATTCAGAGGAGCTAATCTGGTATGAAAGCTA